ATTTACCATTCGATGAAATATGGAAACCGATTAAAGATAAGAGACGATATAATTTTAACTATGATTATTATAAGATATGTTATGAATGTAAATACGCGATGAAAGACCCAGTTCAGTATAAGAAACAATTGTTTTTTCGTTATGATGACGGCAATATTAAAAAAGAAAATTCGATAAAAATCAAACATCAAAGTAAATAAATAAATAATTATAAGAGATAGATAGACACGATCAGTCGAAAAGTTGATTCCGAACAACCTGCTATCTCTTAATTTTAAAATTCGGAATAAACAATCGGAGGTTTTAAAATGAATTATTATAAGAATGTAATAGATTTATTTTTGGTTGGAGAGATTTGGAAAAATATTGATGGTTATGATGGAGATTATCAAGTTTCAAATCTTGGAAGAATTAAAAGTTTTAAATATGATAAAATTAATGGAGATATATTAAAACAAATTAAAAGTAATGGATATTTACGTATTGAATTATATAAAAATGGAAAAGGTGAACCTAAATCAGTTCATATTTTAATGTTTGATGCATTTAACTATGAAATTCCAGAAAGATGTGTCGTACATCATATAGATGGCAAACCATCAAATAATATATTAGATAATTTTCAATTGATGGCAAAATCAGACCATGGAAAATTACATAATTTAGGAAAAAAACATTCAGAAGAATCTAAAAAATTAATGAAAGAAAAGAGGATTGGAAAATATTCTGGAGAAAAAAATCCAATGTATGGAAAAACTGGAGAAAAAAATCCAATGTTCGGAAAAAATCATTCAGAAGAATCAAAAAGAAAAAATTCAGAAAAACATTTAGGAGAAAATCATCCGAAATCAATATTAAAAGAACAAGATGTTATTGCTATGAAATCATTTTGGGAAGCTGGTATTAAAATATCTAATTTGTTATTAGCTAAATGGTATAAAGTTAGTCCTGAAACAATTTCAGCTATAAAAACTGGAAGAAATTGGAAGCATATAAAATAATTTTAGAGTGAGTTCATTTAATATTTGATCCTAACATATATATAAAAGAAGGAAGAATATGTACCTAAAAAAGGAGATTGAATTATGAAAGTATGGAAAAAAATTGTTTTGGTAGCTTTAATATCTTTATCTGTCGTATTTTTTACATCAACTAAAGTAGAATCACAAGATAATATTGGACAACAATCTTCATCAATTCAAGAATTTGATGAAGATTTTAAAAAAAGATCCATGGAATTTAAAGAAGAATATAAAAAAATAATTCGTGAATATGCGGCATTTTATGAAGAGAGTTTAGCGAATATAGAATCAATTATTAAAAATGATACTAAAAGAGAAAAAAAATTATATAATAGATTAAGTCAAGAAAACTAATGAAAAACTATCGATGTGAATGTAAAAATTCATGTCGATAGTTTTTCCATCAAAAATTAATTAATAGGAAAGAGGTGATATAATTAATGGCAGAAGAACGATCATTAAAATTAAACATAACATCTGACAGTAGCCGAGCTGTAAGGAATGTGAATAAATTTAATAAATCATTAAAGGACACTGAAAAACAAAACAAAGCACTTGATAAGTCATTCAAAATATTAAAAATAGCTGTATCTGCTTTTTTAGCTGTTTTAGCCGTTAAGAAGATCACGGCATTTGTAAATGAAACTATTAAATTATATCAAACACAAGAATTAGCTGAAAAATCGTTTCGTCAAGCTGCTATTTCTGCTGGTAAATTTACCGAAGAATTTTATCAGGGAACATTAAAAATGGCAAGTGGATTGCAAAAATTGACTGGTGTAGGAGATGAAACAATTCTTGAGGCATCTAAAATATTAGTTTCATTTGATAAGATTTCTAAAGATGCTCTACCAGAAGTCACTAAAGCAGTTCTTGATTTTTCTAGATCTGCTGGAATTACTGTAAAAAGTGCTGCTCAAATAATTGGAAAAGCATCTATTGGAATGGTAGATTCACTTAGACGATATGGAGTTGAAGTTTCAAAAGCAGAATTAAAGACAAAGGGATTCGGGGCAGTTATTGAAGCAGTTTATAAGAAAGCAGGTGGACAGGCTGAAAATTTTAGACGAACAAGTGCAGGACAATGGGCGGCATTCCGTAATGTATTGGGTGATTTAAAAGAACAATTCGGAGAAATATTTGATACAATTTTTACAAAAACTGGTTTATTGGATGCTTTCACTAGGGGAATTTCAGAAATTGTCAAAATATTAGATGAATTTCAAGAAAATAAGCAAATGGTTGTGTGGGCAAAAACAACTGCTATATTAGTATTAAGATCTTTTCAATCAATAGCAGAAGGATTTTTTAAAATATTTGGTGGTATTACTAAATGGGTTATGGCTATTAGAAAAATTTCTATGGAGGACCTTTATAAACGTCTCACACGAGATATTGAAATGATAGGTAAAAATATCAATAAATTTTCATATGTCTTAGTAAGATCTGAAGCTAACTTAAAGGATGCAATCGAGAAAAGAACCCAACTATTAACAAAATATAAACGGCAACAATATGAAAAGGGATTTTTATCAAGTCTTTTTTTAATATCTGAAAGTGATATTGAAAAAGCAAATAAAAGAGTAAAAGATTTAGGAATTATAGTTGATAGAAATAAAAAAGTAGTTGAAAATCTTAAGAAAAATCAAGAAACATTAGTAGAAAGTTACAAAAAAGGTATAGGTGAAAGTTTAGATTGGATGGATCAGACAGGTAAACTTTTAGACGATATAATAGCCAGTATAGAAAATTTATCATTAGATATTGGAAAGAAAACAGAAAAGTCACTAAAAAAATTATATACAACTTTATCTACAGTTAATAAAGAAGTATTCGAAAGTGTTTTTGGAAAACAAAAAGAACTATTTGAAGAACTGAAAATAGATATTGGAATTAAATTAAAAATAAAACCTGAAGATGTTGATTTTGAAGGTGTTTTTGATGCAGTCGATGAGATAAATGATAGAATCAGAAAACTAACATTATCAGAATATGAATATAAAGTTCATATGATCGATAAGGAAATTGAGAAATATAGAGAATTAGGAGTTGTAGAAATAAAATTAACTGAATTGAGAAATCTAGAGATTAGTAAATTAAATGAAGAAATGTTTGAAGAAACTACTAATATGTATGAAAATTTAGCAGAAGGAATTACTGACTCCTTTACCTCTGCCTTCAAAGAAATACTTACCACTGGTAAACTTGATTTTGAAAAATTGGGTGAGTCAATTATCGATGTTTTTGCTGATGTTATTTCACAGATGGCAAAAAAACAATTTATTGAACCAATAATTAATCAAATTATGACTTCTATGACAGGCAAACAATTTGGTCCGTTACCTCAAGGTGGTCAAAAACAGGCTACTCCCTGGGCTAGTATGATTGGTGGTGGTCTTGTAGCTGGAGCAATTGGAGCTAATATTTATCAGCAACAACAAGCTGGTCAATTAACTACATTAGGCGGTATAACACAAGGTGCTATGGCTGGCGCAGCATTAGGATCAGTAATACCTGGAATAGGAACAGTAGCAGGTGCAGTTTTTGGTGGATTAGCAGGTGCAGCAACAAGTTTTCTCAAAAAAGGTAGACCAAAACAAGAAATTGATAAGAATTTAAATTTATTATTTAAAACTATTGGTGATGAAATAAAACTCATCGGTAATAAATATCAATATTCCGAAAAAACTCGTGAAGTAATAAAAGCTATTGAAGAAACATTGGAATCTCAACTTGAATTTTTCAATAAAATTATGGAACTAACAGAAAAGTCTTTTGGGAGTATAAATATAGCTTTTTCTTCATTAGAAAGTAGACTAACAAAACTCGTAACAGGTGAAAGATCGGCTTTCTTATTATCTACAATGGGTAAACAACAGTTCGAACAAATGTTTCCTACTTTCGGTGAAGAATATACAGAGATGTTTGCTAAAACTTTCGAACCTATAGTTCATAGAATAATTTATGGAGTATCCGCTGGACGAACTCCGGAAGTAGCTGCTGCTCAAACTGCTGCTCAAGCCGCTCTTAGATGGCAAATGCCAGAAAAAGCATTATCAGAATTTCAAAAGGTTATAGATAATTTAGCAAAAACTCCCGATCAATTACAAAAATTCTTTGAACAAATATATACGTTTCAAAAAATAGGAGGAAAACAATACAGATTATATTTATCTGAAATGATTTCGGAAGAAGATTGGGATGAATTTTTTGAGGAATATCGTAAAAGATTTGAAGAAATAACTCAAAGTTTTGGTAGCATTATAGGATCAGCATTTTTATCAACAATTGATACTGGTGACTATAAAAATTTTATTAATACTTTAAAAATTAATCTTCAAGACAGTATAAAATCAGCTCTCGCCATTGGTTTTTCAAGACAAATTATAGATAGAATATTTGCAGAAACTGGCCTATTTGGAGCGACAGGTATTCTTGCTCAGTATATGGAAGGAAAAGCAGGTATCGGTGAAGTTGAAACAGCTTTAACCGCGAGTATTGATCAATTAAATAATATATTACCAGAACTTGAACCTATATGGCAAAGTGTAAGTAATGCCTTGGAAAATGTTAATGAAAGTTTAAATATCAACACAAATGCTATGGTAAGTAATACAGAAGCTATTTTGGGTCCTATTGATAGTTTTCTTAAATCATTAGAATATGGTGAATTAGCACCTGTAAAATCAATTGCAAAATTAGCTGAAATAGAAAAAATACTATATGCTCAAACGTTAGCAGATCCTACACAATTCTCAGAATATGCCAGTTTTATGGAATCTCAATTTATTCCTTCTATGGAGGGAATTACTGATAACTATGCGGGACTGATAGCTGGAATAAGGGAAGATGTACTTGCTGTACGTGAAATTGTACAACCAACGGCAGAAGAAAATGCGAAGGCGATAGCAAAAGAACTTGGACCGATGTTCAAAGAAATTGCAGAAAATGAAGATGTTGAAGTAAATGTTTACATCGGAAATGAAAAAATCGATGGTGTTATTTATCAAGTAATTAAAGGATCAAGAGATATTAAGAAGTTCATTAAAAACATATAGTTATATAAGAGAAAGAGAGGATATAAATGTCAGTATTATGGAATTATTTAGAGTATGTAACTCCTGATTCATCCTCATATTTAGAAATAGAACCTCAGAATGTTATGGTATTAACTTCAGTAAAAGAATCTGGAATTAATAAAGGTTACGGAACTCATTCAGAAGAGACAATTTCATTTTCGCCAAATAATAAATATTTTTTCAATCTTCAATTTAATATGCTAACAGAAACAGAATTTGAATATATCTTTGAATTCTTTAATGATACTACAAAAGCAGATGGAAATGTTAGAAGCTTCTATTATACTCCACCAGATCAATTTGATAGTACCAGTACATATATATGCCGATTTATTGGAGATACATTATCTGGATTTTTAAAGAATTATCAGATATATGGATTCTCAGAACTTCAATTAAAAGTTCTTGGAAGGAAATATATTGCAACAGAATATGCATCAGATAATAACCCAGATCCACCACCTCCACCACCTCCGCCTCCTCAATATGTTTTTGTATCTGAATGGGGAGCAGGTTATAGTGCTGCCCGAATCCAAAAATTTGATTTGGATGGAACATATGTAAGTCAATTTGGAAGTGAAGGAACAGGTGAAGGTCAATTAAATAGACCAGAAGGAATTCTTGTAAGTGGTACAAGTATTTTTGTAGCCGATGGACAAAATTATCGGATCCAGGAATTTGATCTAGATGGTAATTTTATTGCAATATATGGAGGCTATGGATCGGGCGACGGACGATTTAATTATCCTACAGATATAGCTGAATATAATAATTATTTTTATGTAGCAGACAGTAATAATGAACGAGTCCAAATATTTGATTCTGATTGGGCATATGTAAGTCAATTTGGAAGTGAAGGGACGGGTGAAGGTCAATTTAAAGCTCCTTGGGGAATTGATATTGATAGTAATGGAAATGTTTATGTAGTTGATGTACTTAATGATAATGTTCAAAAATTCGATTCAGATGGAAATTTTCTTATAAGATGGGGAAGTGACGGTTCAGGCAATGGACAATTTAATTATCCAAGACATATTGTTATTGACAGTGATGATAATATTTATGTGTCTGATGGTGGTAACAATCGTGTTCAGAAATTTGATTCAGGTGGGAATTATTTAGATAAATTTGGAACTCTTGGAGCAGGTGATGGACAATTTACTTCTCCTCGTGGGATATATATCGACAATAATGGAAATATATATATCAATGAATTTAATGGTGATCGTGTCCAAAAATTTGATTCAGATTGTAATTATATAACAAAATGGGGAAGTTCAGGTTCAGGTGACGGACAATTTGATTATCCGAGTGGACTTACTGTGAGATAAAGGGGAGGCAAATAAATGTCAGTACTATACGATTTTTTAGATTACATGTTAGCCGATTCTACTGCTGAATTTGTCGTGGAACCTCAAGATATTATGAATCTAAGCTCTGTTAAAGAATCTGAAGTACATGAAGGTTATGGAACCAACAATGAAGAGATTATTTCATTTGTATCAGATAAAGAATATTATTTTAATTTAAGATTCGATATATTATCAGAAAACGACTTTGAATATATATTTGATTTTTTTAATGATCCAGACAAAGCTGATGGAAATGTTAGAAGCTTTTATTACACACCAAATAATCAATTTGATAGTAATAGTGATCATACATATGTTTGTAGATTTAATCAAAATACTTTAAATGGATTTTTAAGAAATTATAAAATATATGGATACGGTATCATAATATTAAAAATTTTAGGAAAAAGTATATAATATAAAGGAGGTGAAAAAATTTGAGAACGAGTCTCACAAGAAATCAGTCCGAAATTCTTGATAGTGATAAAAAAAATGTTAGGTGGCTTTTTGATATAGATATGGAAGATGGTATAATTTTTCATTGGAGTTTGTCAGATACAGTAGTAAATATTGATAGCACAGATGTGCAATATGATTTCAAAATAATTGATTTTTCTTCGTTGGTCCTTCAGATGCCTCAAACTATTGATAATGATTTTCCAGAAAATAAGATAACAGTTGAGTGTAGTTTTAAAGATTCTAATATCGATGGATATTATGCTAGTGATTTCGAAGGAAAACAAGTTTTGGTTAGACTAGTAATATCAAGCGATTTAAGACTAGATCTAAATCCCGAGGATATTGAATTGGAAGAAGATGAACAAGAATTAGAAAATATCCAAGAAGAGGAAATTCTTTCGTGGAAATTTGTAGTAGAGTCAGCTAATTCGGTAGACCAGATATTACATTTAGAATGTAAAGATTTTTTCTCATATTATTTAGATGGAGATTATCCGAATACCCCATTAATCTCTGAAATATTTCCTAACAACATAATGAAAGAAGATAACATTTGTGTTCCAATTCTATTTGGAAATCCTTATGTTCCATTGAGGTGGTGTGTTTCGAATATTGACGCTGTATATAGCACACCAACACAATTTTATATCGCCGGTGTTGATCTAACTGATTTATTCACATCAAATTCATTCATAACTTGTGATTGTGGTGGGGACGGATTAAAATATTGTTATGTTACAAATTCAATGTATAATATAGGAAACACGTATGTAAACCTGTCGGGTGACACAATAACAGATAATATTAGAGAAATCATTATTGATAATTATTTATTGGGGTCCACTGGAAAAACGTATACAATTTCTGAAATTAGATCTCCACAGGAATTTGCCGGAAGATCAATATACAGTTCCGGTGCATATACGTTTAAACAATATGATATCGGTAGTTATAGAATGTCCCAGATATTAATCGACGATAGTGATAATGATGGAACAAATGACGCCAATGGGTTTTGGGGAAATTACGGAAAAGAAGTTTTTGATGTTCCATTCTATATTTCATCTTCAGATTTATCATCTACAAAAAATCCTATAGATATAATTTCATATATTGTTCAAGATTGGGGGTTAAGTTCTAGTGATATCGATTCTGATTCAGCCACTGATGCCTCAACTATATTGAATTCACGTGGAATACTTCTAAATTGTGGTCTACATTATAGAATGAATAGAAAAGATTTACTTGGAAAATTATCTTATATTAGTGGAATCATCCCTGTTTATCGAGATAAAATATATTTTAAAGTATTAACGTCCGATAATCAATTAGATATTGAAGAATATTTATTACAACCACATTCATTTTCAATATCTTCAAATTCAACATTTATACAGAAGAATAAAGATTCTGGATATGTTTTATGGCAGACTGCTGGATTACCGCAAGATAAAGTTAACAAAGCTGTTATTCCAGCAAAAACAACATATACAAATCGTTCAGATATAACATTAGAATGTGAGTGGCTACCAACTGAAGAAATAGCATTAAAATCTGGAATATTAGCTCTTCAAAGAGATATTCTAGTTGAAAAAACAATAAATTTTACAGCAAAGGCAAAGATATTAAAATTAGAACCGGGAGATTTTATAAGATTAAAAAATCAAAATCAAAATGTTGAAAATAATGTCCCGTACAGTGCTTTGATAACAAAAATGACCATCAATAAAGGATTATGGATTGATGTTGAATGTCAAACTTTCTCTGATAATATTGATGATTGGGATGATATAATAGTAAGTGAAAATGGCGCTGAAGATGTTGATACAGATAACGGATATTCGCTAGTTTATCAAGGGCCAATAGATAATGGCAATGCTATTAATAAACCAAATTCAATCACTTCCAATGTTCTAATCGGTGCTAATGGAGAATTAAAAACAAATAATGATCCAAGTTCAAATGGTGGTTTTGTTGCAACAAATTCAGCAATACGATGCTATAATGAAGATGGAAATATAAGATTTGAAGTTATTTATAGTGGCGCTGAACAAGGTGATGTTACAATTGGTGATTATTCAGGTAATCGAGGATTAAAATGGGATCAAGGATTAGGAAGTCTAAATATTATTAGTGATTCAACAGATGCAATCCATCTGTATAATGGAGGAGATTTATTATTAGAAGGGAGTGATACAAATCCTGGTAGAATAAAATTTGAAGGAACCAGTTTTGATGTAGAGATTGGTTCTGATGTTGATGGGAGCCGATTTATTATAAAAGCATCTGATGATAATCAAACTGATTTTATAATTGGCGGAACATCGTGGTGGGGGAATTATGGAAAATTCAAAATCATAAATTTATTTGCTAACGATTCTATTCAATTAGAAACAAAATCTGCGGATGATTTACAATTTGGAACAGTTTATTGTAATGCTCCGGTTGTAAAAATCTATTCTAAAGATGGAGTGGGGAATCTTCAAGAATATAATTTTTTATATGATGCTTTTTATCCATTATATAATAGCTTAACAGATTTAGGCACTGCTGCTTCTCCTTGGCTAGTAACTCATACAGAGAATTTAATTACATATAATCCAATTTCTCCCGTCGTGTTAGCGGCTTCGGCTAATGCAGCGGCTCCAATATACGTAGCAACCAAAGGTTCTTTACACGTCACAAGTGCCGGAATATTATATATAAATACAGATGGGGCAGGTGCATGGCAGAAAGTGGGAGGCCAATAAAATCAATAACTTAGAGAGATAGATTATCGCGAATCGAAAAGAGTCATCCTAACTCCTTCTCTCTATTATTTTAGGAATATAAATCTTAGGAGGATTTATTATGAATTATTATGAAAATAGAAATTTACAAGATTTAGACGGAGAAATTTGGAAAACGATAGAAGAATATCCAGATTATAAAATTTCATCTTTTGGACGAATTAAAAGAGTAATTCCAGACAAATGGAATCATAAATTGAAAATATTATCACAACATAAAGATAGAGATGGATATTTACTTGTTGGTTTATCTAAAAATAAAAAGGGTAAAACTGAAAAAGTTCACAGATTATTATTTGAAACTTTCATTGGAGAAATTCCAGAAGGATTTGTCATTCATCATATAAATTTTACAAAAGATAATTATTTAGGTAATTTCGAGTTGATGTTAATACTTGATCACGACAGTTTACACAAATCTGGTAAAAATCATCCGTTATATGGAAAAAAACATTCTATTGAATCAAAAAATAAAAATAGAAATTCACATTTAGGAAAATATATCGGAGAAAATAATCCAGCATCAATATTAAAAGAACAAGAAGTTATTCAAATAAAATTATTATTAGATGAAGGAATATTAACTCAAAGAGAAATTGGAGGAATGTTTGGAGTTAGTAGATCAGCAATTTCAAATATAAAAAATGGAAGAACTTGGAAATATATCTAATTTCATAGAGGCCAGTAAAAAAAAATGAAGGAATAACAAAATGATTATATCAAGAAATGAATTAGAAATTTATAATCAATCAATCATAAAATCAAAATTTGATGAGTTAGAAGAAAAAATTAAATATTTAGAAAAAACACTTCAAAAAATGAAGGAAAATAAAAATGGAAAAAAATGATCAAGTAAAAATATCAGAAATTTTAGTTAGTATTCTTAATGACAATATCGGAAATCGGCTAAGTCAAACATTGGCTATAGGTATTTTAAATGTCTTTAACCAGCATTTAAATAAATTAATTGAAGAAGATAAAGAAAAAGATATTAAAGAAGAAAATTATAATAAATAAAGTTTACTTCGTTATACAATTTCTACCATAAAAACTAAAAGAAGTTGGAAAAATATTTATAAACAATTTTATAAGGAGGTGAAATAATAATGCCTATAAAATCATATCGCCGCACATTATTGATTGGGGGGAGTGATTCGGCACTTGATGGAATTTCTGGCGCGATACTCGCAGACGGTGATATATGTTCCGTATATTTAAGTGGAACTGAGAATCTTTATTTCTATCGGCTCGATTCTGATAGTAATTTACCAGAAGATTCACCAAATGTTATTACTCCAGATGACTCACCTGGAAGTAAACGTTTTATTTTGCAGGAGATATATACAAAAACCGATTTATTTGAACTTGGAGATATTGTAAGTATCGGAAATTATAATAACAATTTATCTACTGCAATAAATACAATTGATTCAATAACTGTGATTCTTGTAATTAATACGGAAATATCATTAACTGATAATGTTACAGTTCCAGATAATATCACATTATGGTTCACTCGTTCTGGTTCAATTAATTTAGGAAATTACGATTTAACAATTAATGGAAATATAAAAGCTGATTATCATCAAATTTTTAATTATAATGGTAGTGGGGAAGTTTTCATTGATATTATTGATGAAGTTTATCCTCAATGGTGGGGTGCAATTGGAGATTCTACTACTGATTGTACAATATCAATTCAAAGTGCTATAAACTCTATCTCTTATAATAGCGAAAGTGGGACAAAAATAACTGGTACTGTGAAATTAATATCAGGAATCTATTATGTTGATTCTATTGAGATAAAACCAAGGATGATATTAGAAGGAAATGGAATGTTAAATTCCATATTAACAAATGATAGTACATCAGATTCCACATCTATTATTACTATTCAACAGGGATTAATTCCACCAGTTGCATCATTCGATGAAACATATGGAAAATATTATATAAAAGATCTAGGGATTGAAACTAATGGTAACTCTGGAATATCTTTTTACGGTGGCAGTTGTTCAATGTCTAAGGTTGAAAATATTTTCATTAGAAATATTGGAAATCAAGGAAGTAGCGTAGGCGTATTGTGGTCCAATACCGAAAATACAGATGCTCCATTTGGTGAATATTATTCCGGTTATTGGAACATGATGGAAAATATTCAAATTGAAAATTTTTACAAAGGAATATCCTGTATAAATCAAACAACTGATCTGAAAATTCATGGTGGACTGATTTTCAATAATTTCATTGGAATTGATTTAGCGAAATGCACATTAATTGATATTTGTACCGCCATACAAAATGGGTCTCAAAGTTTTGGCAATCAAGATAATGCCATTGGGATTCAAATAGGACGATTAGGAGATACAAAGGTAATAAATGTTCATGGAACAAGAATAGAACTTCAGGGGGATCACACACATCACATTTTATTTGACAGCACTTCGGCCATTGAGAGAATAACGTTTGAAGGTAATGGACATGTTGTATATTCTGACGGAATAAAATTCGATGGTATATCTAATTCAAATGTTAGTAAAGTGTATATAAATGAACAAGAATACATCGCTACAGATAAGGAAATTGTTTCTTCGAATACCAATGACGAAGGAGAAGTGTCAATTTCTGGAGGTCAAATAACCAGTTATTCACACGGAAGTTATTCAAAATGGTATGGAAAAAATCATGCTATATATCCTGGATGGATACGAGATAATTTGCCAGAAGATGGGCATAAAAGACTGTATATAAACGGTACGCTGAAACATAGACAAGATAATACAAGTTTTGTAACAGAAAATTGTAAATTCTCTTTTCGTGGTAGCCAAAAACTGACCGAAAATGACACAACACCTTCCGTGGCTTTGGGAAACTTTTTCTATTTTCAAAATTCTGTAGCCACAACAGTTACTCAGCTCGATGATGGGATGTCGGGTCAAATGTTATTTATTCGCTTTCAGGATAATATTACAACTATTGATTTCGAAACCGGAGTAAACTTTATAGGAAATGGCGGAATAAATTGGAAACCGGTTGCTGGTGGTTATATGATAGCATATAATGATGGAGTGCGATGGAATTGTATATGTATAGGAAAACCACAAGATAATTTACAATATTTCGGGGATGCAGATGCTCATCCTAGTGTTGAAACAGATCAGAAATTATACGTTTATGATTCAACTAATGTTATCACCGTTACAAATTTTCATGATGGATATATAGGACAGCGCATAACGGTAGTTTTTTACGATGATAATAAAACAATTGATTTCACTGGAGCGTCTCTGTATGGAAACGAAGGTGTTGATTGGGATCCAGAAATAAACGATCATATGACTTGTGTATTCGATGGATCAAATTGGTACTGTGATATTTCAGATAATACAGCATAATGGAATTTCATTTCATTCAATTAAATAAACTTCATTTAACAATTTAACATAAAAAGGAAATAAAAATATGATTTTAGAAGATGGAACCGGGACTGGAAAAAAAGCAGGGATAACTAATACAAATTTATTAAAAGTTTTATCGTATAATTTTGAGTTCGAACATTATGCAAATCATACATTGAATAGTTCGTATAGTGTTGTATTTAATCAAACCCCAGATGATAATGGAATATTTTTATATCTTAAGAATACAGATGATGACAGTTTATCGGTATCGGCTATAACAATATATTGCGACACTACAGGAATTGTTGAAATTAGATTGGGTCAAACTGGAACACCCGTTAACGGAACAGATAATACTCCTTCCAATAGAACAGCCGGAACCGCAAATACAGCAGATTGTGATTGTGAAGTTGGAGATAATATAACTGGTTTAAGTGGAGGAAACGTAGTTGATAGGATATATTGTCTTGGTAGTACATTTGGATCTAAAAAATATATATGGAGAAGTGGATTATTGTTACCAAAAAATACAACATTGACATTGAATACTCAAGCTAATAGTCCTGTTGAAATATGGGGAACGTTATCCATATACTTCCATGATCACGAAGATGAATAAATAAATAATTGTATTCTTTAACAGAGATAGATAGAGAATCTAGACTCGAAAAGTAGACTCTTCCTACCTTCTATCTCTAATTTAATTTAGAAGAGAAAACTATTGATAGAGGAGTTTAAAAATGGAAAAAGAAATATGGAAAGAAATTGAAGGGTATGAAGATTATTTTGTAAGTAATTTTGGAATGATAAAAAGTTTTAAAGGAAAAGATATTAATGGAAATATATTATCACAAAGTAAAAATTCAAGTGGATATTTTGTTGTTAAATTATATAAAAATGGAAAACCAAAACCTGAAAGAATTCACAATCTATTATTTGAAACTTTTAATAATATAAAATTAAAGAAAAATGAATGCATTCATCATATTGATAAAAATCCATTGAATAATAATTTAAATAATTTACAAAAGATGACAAATTCTGAACATATAAGTTTACATCACAAAGATAAAATTGTTTCTGAAAAATCAAAACAATTAATGAGTGAAACTAGAAAAGAAAAATTCAAAAATGGAGAATTGAATCAAAAAAGTGAAAATAATTCATTTTATGGAAAAAAACATTCAGAAGAATCTAAAAAATTAACAAGTGAAAAAATGTCTGGAGAAAATGGTCCTAATGTAAAATTAATAAATCAACAAGTTATCGAAATTAGAGAATCAAACCTATCCCAAATAAAACTCGCAAAATTGTACAAAGTTCATCCAGCAACAATTTCATTAATAAAAAATAATAAAACATGGAAACATAAATAAAGGAGGTGAATATTATTGATAAAATCTTTTATTACAGATCCCAGTGACGATAAACAGGCACACATAAATACACAGGATAAATTAAATGGTCTTATTGTCTCTACGAGAGAACTGAAAGAATATAAATTCGATAATAAATTTTTCACATCAGATGATTTCGGAATTAATATGAATATCTCAGCTACTGTTCCAATTGAAAATGAAGAGCTAATTTATAATGAAAATGCCGGAACTCCCACCGAATGGGATACATCAGTTGTCGGAGGAGGACCGCTGTTTGATTTTACATCAACGTCACAAGTATACAATGGAAATTATTCGATAGATGCAACTTTAACAATTGCAAATAGTGTTATGCAACTATATAGATCATCAACAATAGATTTAAATGGTTATCAATTTCTAACTGGATATATTTATATTACTGGTTGGTCGAGTGTATCATTTCAAAATGTCTCATTCTATGGTTGGAATACAAATACAAGTACCATAGTAGGAAATTCTGTTAATATTAGTAATTATATTAATTTTGCAAATCTTAATACATGGCAAAAATTCGTAATTCCGTTATCTGACATGGGTTTAACCGAAAAAATAATTGATGCTATTAGGATTGAAACTCTTGATGTAGGCCCTGGAATTCCTCCAAATTACTATTTAGATCTCATTAATTTAGAAGGATCATCGTCTCCCGATTCGACTGGAATTGTCGAATATAAAATTATAGCAGAACCAAATACTTATTCCCATGTGTGTAATATTGGTATGACAATTGTAGGAGAATACGACAGCACACTATCAGACGGTACGTTGCACAATATTCCAATTAATTCTTTTCTGAATGTTTCCGAATTAGAAAATGGAATTCTTTTTGTGATTGTTCAGGATAATAGTACTATGTTTAGTGCTGTATTCAATAACTTATTTGATTTGCTATCTTTAACAGCATCCAATATAACTTCAAGTGGATATGACGGAACATATACATGGGTTAAAATAAATATTCCATTCGTCGAACCAATAAAATTAAAGCCAAATTTAGATAAGATATCAATATTTATAAGAGATGATTTATCTGATCTGAATGGTTTCAGAATGTATGCTTGTTGTCGGTGTGAGGATACATAGAATCAATTTTAAGCCCTATAATAGCCTTTCTCAATCATTATTATTGAGTATAAATATATAGATGTTAACCCTAAGAAACATCGCTTAGAAAGGCCATCAGACGCCTTAAATGAGGAGGTGATATTATTGCCAAGTACAAGTTCTTGGGTCTTAAATGAAGAAATAAACACAAATATAACGAATGACGAATTAGATGTTAATGTAACTAATGAATCCTTAAAAGTTGATGTTACAAATCAGGTAGACGTAAATATTGTGAACGATCCTCTTAATGTTAATATAACGAATGATGAAATAAATACTAACATAACAAATGATTCTCTTAATGTTGATGTTACAAATGAAATAGATGTTAATATAACAAATGATATACTAACCACAGAAAACGAAACAATTGGAGATATAACTGATTCAGTGTCCATGGATCCTACTGAAGATCTTACTGTTATTAGCCTACTGAAAGGATTGTTAACTGTATACGATGAGAAATTTGATGAAATTATTAACGAATTAAAAAAGATGAATGAAAAATTAGAAATATTAGCTGGATAAATCTCATCTACCATTGTGTAGAAGGAGAAAAGAACACCGTCCTTATTTATATTAGGACGGTGTTTGGCCTCAAAAATTTTTATTTATTTTTAATAAACATTTATGGTGAGATAAATGAAATCTCATTTGTAAACATAATCACATATCTTCTTTTAAATTATCTGGTAATGATAGGTTTATATTTATATCTGAACTTTTCCGATCTTTTGATTTTTCATCTTGTCTCTTTAAAAATAATTCAATGGCTTTTATATTGTTTTCCATAGCCATTTCAAATAATTTATCCTCAATTAACCTAATCTTATTATAGGATATTATATTTTTAATAGGCTTAAATGACTTTGAATCTAATAAAATACGTAAATCTTCAATATCTACATCAATACGAGTCTCAACATATATCTTCATTTGAACATCTAATAAATTTCCATTGCACTCTATTAATAACTGCTTAATTCTATTTTTTTGATTTTTTATATAATCTTTATATGACATAATTTTTATTTCCTTTGTCCTCTCGCTCGTAAACTCGCTCCATTATTCTTGTTAATGCGTTCTCGATATAAAACCATCGAGAACTAGAAAAGCAAAAGCGACTATTCTCACAGGTGTGTTTATGTTGATTTTGTACTATCATTGATAGTTTGTATAGTTTGTATAGTCTTGTAATGTAAATATCTGTATTAATTGATGTTTCAAGACTATCATATGACTATACAAACTATCATTTAAGATATTAATGATAGTCTATCAATATATACAAACTATCCAATTCTTAGCTTATTAAAATATATGTGTTGTTTTTATTAACATAAAACACACACTGTGAAGGTTTTTAGATACAAATACGATAGGAGTGATAGGATTAGCACAAAACCACTGACTGGCTTTTGCTTTTCTAGTTCTCGATGGTTTTATATCGAGAACGCATTCGTAGATTAACAACGACCGAAGGGAGTTTATGATAGACTATCATTAATATCTTAAATGATAGTTTGTATAGTCATATGATAGTCTTGAAACATCAATTAATACAGATATTTACATTACAAGACTATACAAACTATACAAACTATCAATGATAGTACAAAATCAATGATTTCTATAGGATCCTGTTTTTGGTCTTACAATTTCATTTGATTCGTACATTCTGGTTAGAACATTATATAAATTATCTGATTCTTTAGACTTAAATTTAATTCCTAATAATTTTCTAATTTCTGATACTGAACATGTTTTATCTCCAAGCACGTTAATTATTTCTGATTGTTGTGTTACAGTTTTTGGTTGAACATAATCACCAATAATTGTCCATTCGCATGTATCATTATTAAAATCGACTGATAATGTTTCTTCTTCAACATCTCTTCCAGTTATTTTTAATGTTCCACTGTTTAGAGTTCGACCACGTTCAAGTATTATCGTTGTATCTGATGCGGCCATTAATCCTGTTGTTCCACTTACTTTTTCAAAAATATCATTACCATCATTAGAACTGGATTTTCTACTATGATGTAGTACAACAATAGAGATTCCAAATTTATCAGCTATTTCTTTTATTTTTGAAATTGTTTCGTAGTCATGTTTATATAGATTTTTTCCAGTTTTTTCTGGTTGTATTTTTGCCAGTGTATCTATTATTACAAATTTAATATCTTGGTGTTTACTGAGACAATAATTTAGATGTTCAATACAGCCATTTCCTATTTTTTCCCATTTAGTCATATAATAGAAATTTTTTGGAGGTTTTGTATATCCTAATTTTTGTATTCTATCACGCAATCGTCTTTCAGTATCTTCTAAAGCTAAATATAATACACTGTGTTCATTAACGTCAATATCAAATACCGATGTTCCAGAACTAATACCTAATGCCATTTCAAGAACCATCCAACTTTTTCCAATTTTAGAAGCGCCACATAATATAGTTAATCCTTCAGGAATTAATGTGTTTATTAACCATTCCATCGGTTTCAATTCCTTTTCGAATAGATATTCACATGTATTTAAATCGTCAAATTTTTTATCTAGAACTATTTCTTCTTTTAATTCAGTTTCTTGTAAAGCCCTATCTATAGTTGAATTTATATAATCTTCTCTTGTCCATTTATCATCATATAATTTTGATTCTTTTATTATATTTAATATTTGTTCCTTATCTCTTGTACTTTCTGCTATTATACACGTCAATGCATAATCTGCTTCGGATTCAGATGTGTAGCTTTCAGTGTATCCATTAAATAGCTTTACAAATTGATTGTTTTTTTTGAGGATTTTTAGTAATTTATCATTTTTCTTATTGTCAATTTTAATTTTATTAATTTCATCAATAAAATAATTAACATCACTTTCTTTAATTGTTTTAATTTGTTTATTATTTTCAATTAAACGAATGGAATGAGATTCCATTAAGGAATCTTCAGTTCCTTCGATTATATTTCCTGTTAGTGCAAAATAATGGTCATTATTATATATTTCATAATTTCCAATGTTCTTACCTGTAAATATATCCATATCACATTTAACTATTATATGTATACCTTTCCCACTTTGAGATATTTCTGTGTACGAATTATAATATCTTACCCAATATTTTGCCCAATCAGCGATTCCATATTTATTATCTATACAATTATCTAAATCTATGAAAACTAACTTGTCTTTTTCTTGAATACTGAACCCAATTCCATCAAAATTATTATTGTTGTCTAACATTGATACGACATTTGAATAATTTGTGCAATTTTCTATTTTTGTTGCGTCTATTTTAATTTCATAGTTTTGAATATTTTTAGGAACTTTCTTATCTTTTTTAGTTGGGTCTTCGTTAGGCTCAAGTTTCCATACTAACCAATTATCTAAATTTTTCAATTCTTGTGGAATGTTATTTAATTTTGTTTTTATCATTATTATTTTCCTTTTTTGTTAATTTTCCTTTTTAAAATAGAAATGGAGAGGAAAGGAAAATTTAAACCTCCCCATTTCAAGACCAACCTAGCTATGATTGGTCACATTAATTTGTTTTCTCTATAATTTATTTTAATTTTTTTCATTTCACCTAAATTAAATTTACAAATCGCATCAAACTCATCTTTTGCATATCCTATAAAATTTTCATTATATTCACATGCTTTAAATCCATCAAATGTGTCATCCCAATAGATTCCATTTTGTGATCTTCCAAATTCTTCATATTCTATTAATTCGATTGAATATATTTCAATTATGTCAAAAAGATCTTTTTCAGACTTCATATCTTCTTTTTTGTAAATAAATACACCAACCAAGGGTTTTAAAACTGGTATAATTTGAATGACATTATATTTTGACCCATCGATTGTATTTTTATATTTTTCCATTTTCTTACTCCGTTTTATCTAATTTCTCTCTGATAGATTTTCTTATAGTTTTTGAAATATTTGATTCCGAATTACATTGACGATATAATTCGAAAAAATCATTTATATTCATTAAAATTTCATCTGTTTTTTGTTTAGCACTTGCACTTCGAATTAAGTTGAATCCTGCAAAAATATCTTCAATAAAAGAATTTCCTTCATGAATTTCATCTTTCATTTTACATTTCCTCTAGTTTTTTACTGATCATTTTCTTACAAATATAACCATCTATCAATTCTCGTATTAATTCAGCAATTGAAATTTTATGATTATTTGATTTATCATTTAAAAAATTAAATTGATCATTTGTAAGATGAAATTGAAACAGTTTTGGATATTTTGATTTTCTCATTTTGATTCTCCATTTTATGATTATAATTATCCTTCTTTATATTATGTTCCCAGTGTTCCAAAAGAAGTTTATATTTCTTCTATAACACTATATTTCTATCAAATTTTTCCATATCTTCCATTAGAATACTTATTTTTTTTAGTTTATCGTCATTACCTTTTGATTCTTTTAAAAGTTTTGAATAATATTCCGCCATGTCTCTTTTTATATCACCAATATTAGCCTTTAATTCTATTTTATTCATTTTTAAATCTCCTTATTTATTTTTTCTAATTGTTCAATTAAATTTACTTTTTCTACATTCTTCTTATAGAATTCAACAAGATTTCTTATAGAAACATTTTTACCATCAATTTGAATCTCATAATTTTCTATTTGGTATAGATTTTCTTTTACAATTTTCATTTTTTAAATCTCCTTTCTAGGGAATTCAATTCCATCACATAATTCATCTATTGGATCCCTCCCTAATAAAATCCTATTACAAAATCTATTAATTGACAGCCTTATGAGAGATGTTATATCAACATCTGTTAATTTCGAAATCTCAACTATGGAATTGTATTGTTTTTCTGTCAAATTCAGTAGAACAGCTTTTGCATATCGTTTACTTTTTGCCATTTTTTCTCTCCTTGTTCTATTTATATATATTATTCCTTCTTTATATATATGTTAAGATCAACTATAAAATGAACTCACTCTATTTTATGTGTTTCCAAGTTTTTCTTCTTTTAACATCGGATATTGTTGTTCGATGAACTCCAAATATAAATCCCATTTCTGTATGAGTTAAAATTCCTTCATTGTATAATTCTCTGATAATTGGAATATCTATTTCTGTTAATATATGATTTGGGTGTTTCTCTCCTTTCATTCTCTCAGAAATCATTTTCTTTGTTTCGTCTGATACAACTTTTCCTAGTAATTTATCACTCATTAATTGTTTTGATTTTTCTGAATGTTCCTTTCCATACATTGGATTTTTTTCTCCAGAATTATGTAGACTTAGATGTTCAGAATTATTCATTAATTTGAAATTATTTAAATTATTATTTAATTGATCAAAATCTAGATGATGAACAACATATCCTTTAGGAATTTCCCCAACGAAATTTTCAAATAACAAAATATGGAGAAATTCGTGTTTCGTTTTTCCATTTTTAGATAATTTTATATACAAATAACCATCATTTTTATCTTGTTTTAAAATTTTTCCGTTAATTTTATTTTGTTTGAAACTTTTAATCCTACCGAGATTACTAATCTGATAATCTCCATTATATTCTTCTATATTTTTAAATATTTCTCCATCTAAAAATAAATCTTTTCTATTTTCCCAATTTTCCATTATTTATCTCCAAATTTAATAGTTAAATTTAACAATTATAAAATATATCTATATTTTTATACGCAAAATTATTGGCAAATATTTCCTCTGGGTTATTCTTCCAGTAACTATAAAGTTCATCATAATTTTTGAATTTATTTTGTTTTTCTACTCTTTCTCTCAGAAAATTATCATAGAAAAAATCATATTGATTGGTTGATCCATCAGATTTCAAATATTTATTATTGAAAGAAATAAAATGTCCTATCTCATGAAGTAAAACTGTTATTATTTTTTCAACAACATTATCTGATTCTTCACAATTATTCATGATAATATAAATGTAAGCCAGACAATCATCTTCTTTTATTTTAAAACATCCACATGTATTTTCAACTTCATCTGAATAATTATAAATAAATTTTATATTCAGTTGTGTAGAATATTTTCTTATTCTATTTTTCAAGAATTTTTTAATCGTCGATTTGAATTTTTCTGTATTATATTTTTTGTCATCTATAATTGTATCATCAAATGATATGAATAGTTTTCTCATAATTTATTCCTCCAAAAAATTAATTATTAATATATGGAGTTACCTCACATATATCTATTTATATATCCTTTTATAGTTTGTTACCGTAGGTGCAATATTCAAATATATAAAAATATATATTTTTCCAAATATTCCATTTTTTTAGAGTGAGTTCATAAAAAAAGATGAAAATATCACTAAAAAGTTACTATTAATTGACGTTTTTCTATAAATAATTATGATCCCAGTGCCATTTTGTTTAAAATGGGGTCGGATCTTTCATTAGGATTTCGTTCGACTGGGAACAAAATATAAAAGTTTTAAAAAGTTAATTAAAAAAAGAAAAGGACTAAGAATTAAGAATCGGAGATTAGGAGTTGAACGAAGTTCAACGACGATTAAAGAAGAATAACAGTGAACGAAGTGAACGAAATAACCAATAGAAGAAGGAATAAGAATTAGAAAGAAAAAGAAATATAAGAAGATTTACAATTGAATACTAGATTTGTTGTTCTTTAGATGGTACGTTTTTTAAAAAAATTTGAATTTAAATCGAGGAATTTATGGCAATTTATTTAAATGGAGAAAAAAAATATTTAGAGAAAATGATTTATAGAGAAAGAAATAAAAAAATTGATATTAAAAGAGGAATGATTAATAAAATAGAAATTAAATTATTTGGAAGTATTATAAAAGATGATTATCTTTTATTAGAAATTAAGAAGAAATTTGGAAAAAAATTTTATAATTATAATGCTGGAATTAGATATTTAAAATATTTATATTTTACAAGTTATAAAAATAATTGAAATATAATTAGAATATAAGATAAAATTCAAAGATGCTTATAACTTGTATAATTATTTAAAATAATAAGAAATATTCAAATTAATATTAGTTAATCGCCTTCGGCTTTTTAAATGTCTTAATTGCAGTCGTTGACTACGTCAACTCCTTACGGTTAGCACAAGTATAAAATTGAAATAAAATAGAAGTTAATATTCAATGTGGTTTTTTCTAAAATTCAATGCGGAAGATTCATTTCTGTTTTTTTATCTAAAAAAATATCTGAAAATCAAAAATATTAATAAATTATATAAATAACTATTAAGTAGGTTTTTAATTGTATTCCGCGCCGGTTTTTTCGAATTTTAATATTATGGGAACAAAATAATAAAAGATATCAATATCTTAGAAATAAAAAATGAAGGAAAAACAAAAAAATGATTGATATAATGAATTTAATTCCTATCCCAAATTTTGAGAATAATGTTGTCGATAGTTCTGGAAATGTCTATAATATAAAAAACGATAGGAAACTCACTCCATATAAAGATAAAAATGGCAAAATTTATGTTAAACTTCACAATAAAAATGGGATAAAACGAGTGTACGTTGATGAATTTATTGATACAAAAAAAACTGATCAAAAATTTCCAGATAATATAGTTGATAATGATATAGAATCAATAGAAGAAAATGAGCATTACTTGGTTGATGATTCATTTGATAATAATTTACATATATCTTTTAAACATTCATTGGAATGCGATAAACCATTCCAAGATATAGAAATATTCAGCAATGATCAAAAAACTGAAGAAATTATAAATCCAAATATTGAGGAACTATTAAAATTAAGCAATAAAGAAAAAATAGAATTTGATAATAATGATATTGAAGATCTAACATTTGAAGAACTTATTAAAAATGAGAAAGTTAAACATTCCGTAAGAAAACAAAATAAACATTATTCTTCATACAATAAAAATTTTAAAAAACCCGGAATAGAACAATTAAAGAAAAATATAATTAAAAGTTTCGATAGATATGATTTTGAAAAGATATTAAAATTCGATGGATATGTTATCAATATTTACGGACAGATAAAGAAATTTGATAGAAATAAATTAACAAATATTTCTTACGATAAATCAAATGATTCATACGCAATTGTTTGTTTATTTAGAAAAGGTTGTAAAATTAAATGTTCAGTTCCAGACATAGTAATTGAAACTTTTATTCCACATTTGGTTGGAAAAAATTATAAATTTTTTTACATCGATAAAAACAAAAATAACAATTTTTTAGGAAATTTAAGAATAATATGAAATATAAAAGAGGATAGAGATGATCACTCGATAAGAAGACTCTTCAACTTCTTCCTCTTTTTTTATATTGAAGATTAATGGAATCTCATTCCATTCGATTAAACTTAAGAAGGAGTTTAAAAAAATGCAAGAAATATGGAAAGAAATTGAAGGTTTTGATGGAGATTATCAGATATCAAATTTTGGAAAGATAAAATCATTAAAATTTAATAAAGAGAAAATATTATCACAAGTTAAAGATGGTCATAGATATTTACACATCAATTTATATAAAAATGGAAATAAAAAACCAAAATATATCCATGATTTAATGTTTGAATCTTTTAATAATTATAAATTAGAAAAAAATGAAGTTGTTCACCATATAGATAAAAATCCAGAAAATAATGATTTAGATAATTTCAAATTAATGATAAATTCTGAACATATGAGTTTACATAAATCTGGAAAAAATAGTCCAATGTTTGAAAAACACCATTCAGAAAAAACTCTTGAAATAATGAGAGAGAAAAAGATTGGAGAAAATAATCCATCAACAACATTAAAAAACGGTGAAGTTTGGTTAATTAAAAAGATATTGAATCCTAATCTATATAAAAGTAAAAAAATAACACAAAATTTTATCGGGAAAATGTTTAATGTTAATCGAAGAACAATCTCGGCTATAAAAACTGGAAGATTTTGGAGTCATATATGATCAATATATCAAATATAAGGAATAAAAAACGATGGAAAAATATTTAATTAAAGGTGGTGAAAAGATATAATGCCAAGCACATCGAGTTGGATTTTAAATGATGTTTTAACCGTCGATTTGACGGATTCCACTTCGCGTGAAGTTGGAAAAGTATATATAGCCGGTTTCAATGATGTGGCCGGACAGAAATTAATGAGTGGGTCGTTTCCCGTTGTTATTGCAAGTGATCAATCAACTATACCTGTCAGTCTTGATTATGATTCAACATCTCCATTTCCAATTGAAATTATTTCGTCCATTCCACTGCAAGTTCGAAATCTTTTACATGACAACTTTAATTGCAATTCAAATTTACAAATTAATGACCTAGATGTAGACGCAACAAATCCAGTATTTGTAGATATAGTCTCGTCAATTCCTTTGGAAGTTATACAAGCTATCCATGATGATTTGAATGCAAATGTTAATTTACAGATTAATGATCAAGATGTAGACGCAACAAATCCAGTATTTGTAGATATAGTTTCATCTGTTGATCTTCAAGTCATACAATCTACTCATGATAATTTAAATTGTAATGCAAATTTACAGATTTCCGACCAAGACGTTGACAGCACAAATCCAGTATTCGTAGATATAGTTTCATCTGTTGATTTATCAGTGGATATTGTATCATCTGTTGATTTATCAGTGGATATTGTATCATCTGTTGATCTTCAAGTAATTCAATCGACTCATGATAATTTAAATTGTAATTCAAATTTACAGATTTCCGATCAAGACGTTGATTCAACAAATCCAGTATTTGTAGATATTGTGTCAACTGTTGATTTACCAGTCGAAATCATGTCATCTGTTGATCTTCAGGTTATACAAGATACTCATGATGATTTGAATGCAAATGTTAATTTACAAATAAATGATACTGATGTTGATAGTACAAATCCGGTTCCAGTAGATATAGTTTCATCTGTTGATCTTCAAGTTATACAAGCTACCCATGACAATCTAAATTGCAATGCGAATTTACAGGTAAATTTTGAAAATGTTGATAATACGAATGCGGTTCCAGTTACGCTGGTAACAGTACTTTCTTCGGAAGTAGATAGTATTGATGTAGCCAAAATGAGTAAGGGGGAAGTCGATTCAGCACTCGAAGATATCGTAGTTACAACAACCAGTTCTGAGATTGACTGTCGTGGATTTAATGCGATTAGTATAGAAATGGAAGTAATTGATTCGACAAATGGATGGACAGTTAACATTTTAGGATCGGCGATATCTGGTGGGACGTTTGGTTATTGCTACACTCCAAAAGATGATGGAACATTTACTCAACAAGTAACTTCAGAATTATATGGAGATATAAATGCCACATTTTATTTTACTGGTGTTCCTAATTATGTCAAAGTAGAGGGTGAAGGCAACGACGGAACTTTGACAGTTCGTGTAACTCCGATGAATTTATAATAAATTGAGAAGGAGAAAATAAAATGGATCGAGAATTATTACCTATAAATTATACACGATCTGATCGATTAGTTGATGCGTTCGATTCTGGTGGTATATATTATCTATCTACAATTAATAATAATGCATTTTTCTTTGCTCCAGAAGCAAATTTTTCACCATATATGGCCAGAGATTTAAATAGTAAACCATTCAGAGTAATTATAACAGATAATATTGGAAAAGTTGCGCATGGGTTTATAGGTCAAAAGAGTAATGTTGGAACTTTAGGAGTTACTATTATTACTGATGGGGATATGGAAACAGACCCTACCAATAATTGGACACCATCTAATGCTATATTGGCTGAAGAAGGAGATATCGTACAAGCAGGTTTAAAATCTTTGAAAGTTACAGACAATGGAGGTGGAGCTTACTGCTACCAACAGTTCAATACAGATATTGGAAAATTATATAAAGTTGGAGGTTATGTTTGGAACGATGGTGGAAATACGGGAGCTTCTAAGGGAAAAATTATTGTGGAATCTGTATCTCCAACCGTTGTATTTTATATTTTTTCGAGTAGTTCAAGTGATGAGTGGGAAAATACAAATTTTTATTTTACAGCTACGACAGTTCTAACCAATATAAAATTGGTACCACAAACTGACACTGGAGATATAACTTATTTTGATACAGTAACTGTTCAAGAAGTTACAGATCCTTCCCCCAATAAGGGTATTAAAATTTATGATGATATAACAGGTGATGTTCAGAGTTTTTTATCAATTGAAGAAAATGGATTTAATCCTAATAACATTGATAGTTGGGAAATTATTTGGAGCTATGGAAGTGAAGTATATATTCCTCCTGATCCAGGAACATCTTGGACAATCACTTCATCATTAAATCAGGCTAAAAAATTTTTAGCTGGATGTGGAACTATATCTGATGCTTTATGTTTTGGTGGGGATTCAGGAGTAAGGGTTGATACAACTGAAATATGGAACGGATCTTCATGGACTAACACATCATCATTAAATCAGTCTAAATTTTATCTAGATGGATGTGGAACTATATCTGATGCTTTATGTTTTGGTGGAGATACAGGAGCAAATACTGACACAACTGAAATATGGAATGGATCATCGTGGACAACAACATCATCATTAAATCAGATTAAATATGCTTTAGCTGGATGTGGGACAACATCAGACGCACTATGTTTTGGTGGGGATTCAGGAGTAAATGTTGATACCACAGAAATATGGAATGGATCATCATGGGCTACAACCTCATCATTAAATGAGGCTAAACGTGCTTTTGCTGGATATGGAACAATATCAGATGCATTGTGTTTTGGTGGATATACAGATGCAAGAGTTAATACCACAGAGATATGGTCATAAAATATAATGATTAATATTGATTTTTCTAATCTAAGATCGCATATTAACAATAATTTTTTTAATTTATTAAAGAATAAAGATTTCTATATGGTTCTTATTGGATCAGCAGGAAGTGGGAAAAGTTGGTTTTCTGGACAAAAAATCATCATTAGATGTCTTTTAAATCAAGAAAGAATTTTGATCGTTAGAAAAACTCATAAATCTATACGTGAATCTTATTTTCGAATGTTAAAAGAAATAATAGATGATTTTAATTTAAATTCTGTAGTTAAAATATCTAATTACAACATGAATATAAAATTTTTAAATGGTAGTGAAATTATATTTCACGGATTAGATAATGTTGAAAAACTTAAATCAATTTCTTCCATATCCTCTATCGTTATCGAGGAGGCAAGTGAAATATGTGAAGCAGATTTAAACCAAATATCAATTCGTCTTAGAGGAAAATGTCCGACATATTATCAGATTATAATGAATTTAAATCCTATTGATATAAATCATTTTATTAAAAAAAGATTCGTAGATATTATACAAAAGGATACAATTGTTCATAATTCTAATTATATAAATAATAAGTTCATAGATACTGATGATTATACTAAAAATTTGGATGCGACATTTAATGATCCAAAATTTATACAGGTATATAAAGAAGGAATTTGGGGTGTACCTTGTGAAACGGTATTTTCGAACTTTACAGTTATAGACTATATTCCAGAAATAAGAAATTTAAAAAATATCAGATTTGGTCAGGATTTTGGATTTAATGATCCATCAGTTACATTAAAAGTATACATAGATGATAAAAATGTTTTCATTTTAGATGAAATATTTATCAAAGAAAAAACAAATAGTGAATTAATTGAAATACTTAAAACAAAAATAGACAAAAATATTTTAACAATTGGTGATTGTTCAGAACCAGATAGAATAAAAGAATTTCAAAATAATGGATTCAAGATAAAAGCTTGTAAAAAAGGAAAAGATTCAATAAAAAATGGAATCGATTGGTTAAGGAATTGTAAGATTTATATAAATAAAAATTGCAAAGAAACTATAAAAGAATTTCAACTTTATTCATATAAGAAAGATAAATTTGGAAATATTACAGACGAATTTGTTGATAAAAATAATCACAGTATTGACGCGCTACGATATAGCGTAGAAGATTTTATAAAACCATTCAAATTCAATTTTTCATTAGGAAATCAAAGAAAAACAAATGGAATCAATTATTAAAAATAGGAGGTGATTAAAATTGTCAAAAAAATATAAAAATAATAAAAAAGTCGAATTTAAAGAAGATGATACAAAAAGAGTTCCTCCTAAATTAACACAAGAAATAGCAAATCCAAAAAATGATACTGAATTAGTTGTTTATAATAATTATTATCCGAATCCAAGTGAGCTTTTAAATGAAAAATCTGGTGGAACGGGTATTAAATTATATGATAAAATTCTCCAAGATAGCCATAGCTATAGTGTACTAAACACTCGGTGGCAATCTGTTGTTGGAAAAGATTGGTCAATTATTCCTCCGGAAAATCCAAATCAAAAAGAAGAAGAAATTTCTGAATTCATGAATCAAACATTATATAATACAAATTTCGATTTTATAAGATATAAATTATTACATTCAATACTTTACGGATATTACGGATGTGAGATCATATGGAAACGGGATAATAATAATTACATTGTTCCAGATAAATTTGTGGACAAGCACCCTAGAAGATTTGTTTTTGATGAAAATCGAGAGCCAAGATTGTTAACAATTAATAATCAAATATATGGAGAGAAATTACCAGATAAAAAATTTATAATAATGAAGTTTGGAAGTATTGATAATCCATATGGTGAACCTCTCGGTCAAATTCTCTACTGGCCTATTTGGTTTAAGCATACCAATATCAAATTTTGGTTATTATTTCTTGAGAAATATGGATCGCCGACAATTCTCGGTAAATTCCCTCAAGGAACGGATTCATCTACAATTTCAGATATCCAAGATGTGCTCAATTCAGTTCAGAAAAACACATCGATAGTTTTACCTCAAGAAATGGATATTTCACTACTTGAAGCAACTAGATCTGGAATAGCAAATTATCAGGACCTATGTTTTTATTTTGATAGACAAATTTCGAAGTGTGTTTTAGGTCAAGTACTTACGACCGAATCTGACGGAAAAGGGAGTTATGCACTTGGAAAAATTCAAAATCAAGTTAGACAAGATATTTTAGAATCAGATGCAGACCTATTGGATGAACTATTAAATGGAACATTAATAAAATGGATCATAGACTTAAATTTTAATTTACCTGGGGATAGGCTTCCGAAGATTATTACAAATACGACTCCTCCAGTAAATCTATTAGAAAAATCACAAATTGATAAAAATCTTTCTGAGATCGGTGTTAAATTAACAGATAATTATTTTAAGAAGACATATTCACTTGAAGATGACGACATAATGGAATCTCAATTAATGGAATCTCAATTAGTTGATCAACAAGAGCCAGACAAATTATGAAAAAATCATTAATCATATTATTAATTACATTATTGTTATCTTTTGGAGTGTGGACAACAAAGAATATTTTTTCATGTAAAAATGCGGAATCTAATTTAATTGAACTAAAAATAGATATAGAAAAACAAAATGACGATATTATTAGTTCAATAAAAGATTTTAAAAAAGAATTTAAAAGTGAAATAAATAAATTAGACAATAAATTAGACAATATTAATGAAAGAATGCAATTGAATCAGAAAAATACATATGAAATCTTATTAGAGATTCAAAAACAGATCTAAATGGAAAGGATTTGATATAAAATGCCATATACGAAAGATAATTTACCAGATGCTATTAAATCATTACCTTCACATGCTCAAGATATTTTTATAGCGGCATATAATTCAGCTTACAAACAGTATGATGGTGATGAGGAAAAAAGTAACGCTACTGCATGGAGTGCTATTAAAGCTAAATATAAAAAAGAAAATGATAAATGGGTAATGTATAAAGATAATTATATTACAGATAAAGAATTTAAGGAGTTACCCGAATGGGTTCCAATATTCCGTGGAGGAATTCAAACGGATTCGAATGGAAATGAACATAATGGTGATGAATTAATAAAAAAATCAATAGAATCATTTGATATAGATGTTCATGAACCACCAGTTAGATTGGATCATACCGATAGTGGGGGCATGTCTTATGGATGGATCAAATCATTAAAATCTGAAAATTATAATAATATAAAAACATTATATGCTAAATTAGATTTAACAGAAGATATGATTAAATTAATACAAGATGGGAAATATAAAAAGAGAAGTGCTGGATTTTCTCCAGACGGTAAATTACATCATCTTGCCATGTTAGGGTCTTCTGTTCCTGCCGTAAAATCGTTATCTAATATTAATTTGGATGATGGAGAAAAAAATATAAGTAATTTTAATTTTGAGGAGGATATTCATATGCCAAAAGAAGAAATTGATAATTCAAAAGATACAAAAACACAAGTTGTTCAAGATCAAGTTGTCTTAATATTCTCGGAAGAGCAACTAAATGAAAAATTAAAAGAACAAGAAGTTTTATTTGATGAAAAGATTGAGAATGTTAAAAATAAATTTGAAGAAGAGAAGAAAGAAATTCAATTTTCTTATAAAGTTGAAAAACTCAATTCTTATATTGAAAATTTACAAAAAGATGGGAAAATCACAAATAAAGATAAAGAAAATGGATTGAAAGAATTCATGGAATATCTTTTAAAAAATGATGAAAATAAATTAGATTGGTTCAAGAATTTCATTGAAAATAAAGAACAAGTTATTCAATTAGGTGAATTTGATTCTTCAGAAAAAAGAGTTGATGATATTGATGTTGATAAGAAAATTGATAAACTAATTTCTGAAAAAATGAAAACTGAAAACATTAATTATTCAGAAGCTTTTGGAATTATTCAATTAGAAAATAAGGAATTATTTGATTAATTTTTAAATGGAAAAATATTTATATAAAAACAATTAACAATCAATCTTAAGTGATTGATTATAAAGGAGTCATTATAATGGCTGTAGAATTGAGAGGATTGGATATTTCCTTCGTGGCAGAAGAAGATCTTTCTAGCTATCAATATCATTTTGTAGTACTTTCTTCAACTGAGGACTATGTTAGATTACCAGATGCAACTGCTGAAGTTTCAATTGGTATTTTACAGAACGCTCCGGAATCAGGAGAAGCTGCTGCTGTTCGTGTTTCTGGATTTTCGAAAGCAAATGCGGCAGAAGCTCTGACAATTAATGATTTTGTAAAACCTGAATATGTGTCTGCAACGGATGCTGGAAAAGCCACCACAATCACAACTGGTGATACATTAGAGGACGGATTACGGGCTTTAGTTGTGAAGGGTGTAAGTGCGGAAGACTATTTGGCTATGGTAATGCTTTATTAATCATTTTTGTTTCTTTAAGGAAACGAAGTGAACTTCATTTAATATAAGTCATTCAATTTTTACTTAATATAATAAATAATTCATTAAATAAAGGAGTTTATTATGGGTCAACCCAATGTACGCGAATTAATGGTGTCTGCTCCACTTCAGAATGTATCAATTCAATATAGAAACAAAAGTTATATTGCTGATAGTGTTTTTAACCTTGTAAAAGCTGCACCAAAAGCAAGTATTTTAATTTATAGAAGAGGTGGTTTCCTTAGAAATCAAGCTGAAATGAGAGCGGCAGGGACGAGAGCAGTGAGATCCGGTTTCAATGCAACCACAACACCTATTGTCACAAATGAATATGCCTTAGCTAAGGAAGTAACTGACGAAGATCGGCGCAATGTTCAGTATGATGGATCACCTCCACTAAAACCCCAAATCGATGCAATTGAATTCTGCTCTGATGCGATTGATCTTAGTCGCGAACTTTTAGTAGCAAATGCTGTAGTCGCGGCTGGAACCGGATGGAATGGTGAAGCGAACGGAGAAGATGTGACTGGATTATGGGCTGCTGGCGCGGGAAATACATTTATTGAAGACATAGAAACTGGAATAGAGACAGTACGTTCTAATACTGGGATTCGTCCAAATACTTTGATGCTTTCTGCTAATACATATGTAGAATTAAAACAAGAATCTACCGTTCTTGCTAGAATTCAATATGTAGAAAGAGGCATAGTTAGTGCTGATTTAATTGCTGCACTATTTGATTTGGATATTGTTATAATTGGTGATTGTATTTACAATTCTAGCGAAGAAGCTCAAGATGGGTCAGACTTCACAGCTACTAATGTATGGGAGCAAAATGCTGGAAAGGGTAGTGCATTTTTATTTTACAGACCATCCTCTCCAGGATTAAAAGTTCCTGCTGCTGGATATACATGTTATAGTCCCTATGAAAATGGTGCTCGTCGAAGAGTTACGACTTGGAGAGAACCTGCTGAACATATTGATGTTTATGAATCCGCAGAGTCAATTGGAGTATATCAAACTGGTGCATATTTGGGTAAATTGTTTACAGACACCATATTAACTTAATAAAATCAATAATTTTAGAGAGGATAGAGATAATAACTCTTCCTCTCTAAAATTTAAGAAAGGAGTTGATATTATATGCCAACAACAAGTTATCCAAGTCCAATAGAAATAGATTCAACTTGCTCAATAGAAGGGAGATTTTCAATATACTATCTGGAGTTCCATCCAGCTAATGCAAATGATGATTTGTTAGTCCGAGATAGTCTTGATAACCTCTTGTGGATGGTTCGCGCACCAATTGGATCGGACAATTCTATTGCGTATTCTATTTTAACTAAATACATCAATATAGAGCAAGTGAATGGAATTGTAGTGGAAGTCCTTGATGGAGGGACGCTATACGTTTATTTACAATAAAATCAATATCTTAGGGGAGATAGATTATCGCGAATTGAAAAGATGACTTTCACATCCTTCTCCTCTTTTATTATTTTGAAAGAATAACTTTAATGAAAGGAAGTTATGATGCAAGAAATATGGAAAACAATTGAAGGGTTTGAAGATTATCAAGTTAGTAATTATGGAAGAGTCAAATCTTTAAAATTTGATAAAGAAAAAATACTAAAAGCTTGTAAAATTAAGGATGGATATTTAGTTGTTGGATTACCTAATAAAAATAAAAAAAGTGAAACTAAAAGAATTCATGATATAATGTTTGAAAATTTTAATAATTACAAATTAAAGAAAAATGAAGTTGTCCATCATATTGATTTCATTAAAGAAAATAATAATTTAAATAATTTTCAATCAATGGATAAATCAAAACATCACATTTTACATAGTTCTGGAGAGAATCATCCAAATTCAATATTAACTGAAAAAGATGTTATCGCAATGAAATATTTATGGAATAATAATATAAAAATATCTAATAATCTACTAGCGAAATGGTACAAAATTAGTCCAAAAACAATTTCTCAAATTAAAACTGGAAGAAGATGGAAACATATTTAAATTTAAGTAAAGGAAGTGATATAAATGTACTGTTCGATCGATGATATTCGAAATTATGTCGAAGAAGAGCTGTTAGTTCAATTAACAAATGATAGGGATGTTAACGCTATTAATACATTAGCAACGGACACAACTTCAGGATATGATAATATTACATTGACTTCTTCCGATGAATTTCCAAATGCTAATGGCTGTATTAGGATAGATGATGAAGAAATTTTCTATATTTTAAATTCTTATAATACGTTATCAGGATTAACACGAGGATACAATAATACAGTTGAAGCATCTCATTCTTCTGGCGATACAGTTACAGAAATTCATCTCGTTGATGAAGATATAATTACAAGAGCTATAGTTGATGCGGATGCGGAAATAGACACCTACTTAGGTACTGTATTTAATGATGTTCCATTATCTGATATCCCGAATTCTATTCGATATACATCAGTGAACATTGCTATTTATAATTTGTATTCACGAAGAATGGCAATTCCTCCACAGATTGAAACTCGATACTCCAACTCAATTAAATTTTTAAATAATGTTTTGGAAGGTAAAATATCTTTAGGTGATTCAACAATAGATGCATCAAAAGATGAGAAAATTACGATTAATACTTCTGAGGATAATATAATTTTTACAATTGAAAATACGGTAGAAAACACTACAGGTACACTCGATCTGTTTTAAGGAAATAATATGATAACTTTTGAAATGAAAGGATTGACCGATATATTAGATGATCTTGAAAATATTGAAGATAATTTAGAAAGTCCATTTAATAACGTCGAAAATGAAATTGGAAATCTGGCTGTTGATAATATCAAATCGAGAACTCCAGTTATCTCAGGTCATTTGAGAAATGGAAATAAATCGAGAAAAACATCCGATAATAATATTGAAATTTTTAATGATGTTGAATATTCTATATATGTCGATGGTCGTAAACCTTTTTTCTATCTCGATGATAATACCCAAGAAAAAATAATGGAAATTATGTCAGATAATATAGTTGAGGATTAACAATGAGAGAGTTATTGCTAAATATCCAAGAAGAATTACAGAATTCGTCTTCTCTTAATTATATTAGTGATGATAATATTATTATAACTGAAATTGAAAATTATATTCCTAATGCATCTAAAGTGCCACTAATTACAATAAAAGATTATGGTTCAAGTAATGACCAACAGATTGGTAAAAAATATCGCCAAACATCAAGGGTTATTATAAATATTTATAACAGGGTTTTAGAAATTGGGAAATCATTGATGGATGTTAATCGTGGAATTTTAAAAATAGAATCTGATATATTTAATATTTTAATTGATAATCATTTAGATATCTGTGAGATTACAAATTCATTTCCTATTATTCAAGAATCAACAAAAAATATAAGAATAGAAAAAGATATTATATCATATAAAAGATTAATTATGGAATACAGTTCATATAGAAGATGGACATAATAATTTAATATAAACAATTTAATGGAAGGAACTGAACATTCCTTAATATAAATGGAGGATTTAACATGCCATCATGTATTGTCCCTGCAAGTGGAAGTAATCTTAGAGTCCTTATGGATTTCGAAGATTGTTTCGGAGTTACACCAAGTTCTACGGCAGCAGTTATTATCCCGTGTACAACACTTGATGTTAATTTATCCCAACCACCTCAACAAAGAGCAACTTTAAGAGCTGGTCGTCATAGTTCTAAACCCTTTTATGGAAACAAGAGTATCACGGGAACAATGACAGGTCCCGTTGGTGAACAAAGCATAGGTTATATTTTAAAAGCATATCTTGGCTCACCGGATTCTACGGCTACAGATGAATGGATTTTTTCTGTTGATTCTACGACACCATCATTTGTAGTTGCTAAAGAATTTACAGATTTGGGGGAATATTATGTTTACAACGGATGTAAAGCAACCACACTTTCGTTCACTTTCAACACAGACAATGAATTAATTTATAATCTTGGATTTATTGCAGCGTCAGAGACCCCACAAGATGTCACGTATGATAGTAATCCAGAAGATCTATCAGATGAATTATTCTATGATAATCCAGAAATAGGAACTAATATTGAAGAAGGTGGAGTTGCCGACGAAATCATCGAAGAATTAACAGTTAATTTAAATAATGGTCCTACATTAGCGTATACATTATCTGGAGCTGGTGAGGCAACCTATGCTGCGGATGGAAAACTGGAAGTATCTGGAACAATCAGAGGAATCTTTATAAACACCGACATTCTCGATAAAGGAATCGCTCACATAGAAAGTTCGTTAGATTTAACGCTTACAAAAAGTTCCAACTATTTGCGAGCCTTTATTCCAGAGCTTGAGTGGTCACAAGAATCCCCTTCTGTGACTGGCCCAGGAATTGTAGAACTTAATTTGACTTTTATTGGTTTCTATCAAAATAGTACGGAAGCTTCTGATATCGTATTCTATTTATACAACAGCCACGGCGCTTACTAATAAAATCAATAACTTAGAGAAACTTTATTTAGAGAAACGTAATTTCAAATTCAAAAATCTTATTTTCCTTCTATTTTTGATAATAATTACGTTTCTTCTTTGTAAAATATATAAGTGATATGTAGGATATTTGTTTTTACAGATTGGGAACAAATAAATGTGAGAGGATAGAGAATCTAGACTCGATAAGATAAATCCCTATTATCTTCCTCTCTTAATATAATTTTAGGGAAAATAAAATTTAAGGGAGATTTTAAAAAATGAATTATTATGAAAATGTAGATGATTTATTTTTAGATGGAGAAATATTTAAAGATATTGATAGGTATGTTGATTATCAAGTTTCTAATTTTGGAAGAATCAAAAGTTTTAATAATTACCACAGAAAAGATATTATAATATTAAAACAAAGTAAAGATGGTTGTGGATATTTATTTGTTGATTTATGTAAAAATGGAAAAGAAAAAAAGAAAAAAATTCATCGTTTAATGTTTGAATCTTTTAATAATTACAAATTAAAAAAAGGTGAAGTTATTCACCATATAGATAAAAATCCATTGAATAATGATTTAGATAATTTCAAATTAATGACAAATTCTGAACATTTGAGTTTACATCATAAAGGTTTGAAACATTCAGAAGAAACGAAACAATTGATTAGAGAAAAGAAATTAGGAAAATATATTGGAGAAAATCATCCAGGAGTAAAATTAACAGAACAAAATGTTATTGCAATGAAATCATTTTGGAATAATAACATAAAAATCTCAAATAAATTACTAGCAAAATGGTATAAAGTTTCTCAATATACAATTTCAAAAATTAAAAACAACAAAAATTGGAAACATATAAAATGAAGGAAAAAAAGAAAAAAATTAAAAAATTAAAAAATCCGATCACATTTCTTGCAGATGATCGGCTTCATATGAGATTGTTAATAAAAACAAAAGATATGGAGATTTCAATTTCTGACTACGTTCGTTCTGCTGTAACAAAGGAACTAAACAAACAACTAAACAATGAAGGAGAAAAAAATGCTTAATTTAAAAAAATCAGAAGGAATAACAATCAATCAAGATAATAAAGTTTTCGAGGATTCTGAATTCTCGGATTTTAAATTTGAAGTTACAATAAAACCTCTAAAGAAATCTCAATGGAAAAATATTAAAAAAGTATGTATGACAAAAAATGGAATTGATGAGATTATGTTTTCTTCTAAGATTTGGATGGAATGCGTCACTAATTGGTCTGGGATAAAAGACCAGGATGGAAATGATATAAAATATTCAGAAGAAACCAAGAAATTATTAGATGAAGATTGTATGTTTTTCGTCAGTAGAGTTGCTACTGCGGCATTAAACGATGTAAAAGAAAGTGAATCGTCTAAAAAAATTTAACTGAATTTTTTGAATGGCAATTTTCCAAAGAAAATGTAAAACGATGTAAAGAATGTGTAGAAAGATATTCTAAAATAAATAAATATGCACCATGTAAATATGATATTTGTAAACATTCACCGCCAGATTTACCATTTGAATTTTCAGAAACTATTGAAATATATAACTTATGCTCAAATGCTCGTGATGGAATGTCAGGGAATCTTGATTATTCTGTTCTATTAGATATAATGAAACTTATGAAAATCGATGATGATGAGCAACTTGAAATATTTGAAAATGTAATTATAATAGAGAATATATTAAGAGAAGAAAGAGATAAAAAATCAAAAACAAATGATACATCAAAATCCCACGACGCAATAAAACGTAAACATGAGAAAGAAAGAAAATAATTATAAGAGAGGATAGAGATATACAACGATATAAACGAAGTTCACTTCGTTTCCTTAAAGGAATTAAGATGTCAAGAAAAAATTACGATGTATATAGATATTGGAATAATAGAATTGAACCAGCTTCAGCTCCTGAAGATTATACTCAAGAGACTATTAAATATATTGA